GTTCCGGACGCTGCGGGCACTGAAATATTTATCGAATCGACAGCGAACGGGGTGGGAAATTGGTTTCATCAACAGTGGCAGCTTGCGGAGTCTGGACAGTCAGACTACATACCGATTTTTGTCCCTTGGTTTTGGCAGGCAGAATATGTAAAACCCGTACCCGACGATTTTAAGCTGACAGACGAGGAAGAGACGCTTAAAAGTTACTATCATCTAACAGACGAGCAACTGAATTGGCGTAGATCAAAGATAAGTGACTTATCGGTGAGTGGCGTGGATGGCACTAAGTCATTTCATCAAGAATATCCATGCATCGTAGGTTCTCAGAGAGTCGGCACTAATCGTGGGATATTACGCATCGAGCATGTATTTGTTGGATTAAAATTGGCTACAGGGGAAGTAAAAAAACAATGGTGTAGTGGGAAGAAGGAAACGGTTTCGATAGAAACATCTCTGGGATATAAATTAGAATGTACATTGGATCACAGAATTTTATGCGTTAGTAATAAATTTGTTGACGCTAGAAATTCACTAGGTGAATTTATACAATTAGGAATGCCAAATTTTGCAGATGCTGAAAGTTATGCAATTGTAAAATGGAATCCGATGCCATGTATAACGTCTCAAATTACTATTGACGAAGATTTTGCTTTATTTCTTGGGTTTTTCATGGGAGACGGTAGCTTTAGCGGAAGCACTCTATCTATTGTTTTTGACAATAAAGATCAATCATCTATAAATAAGATGAAAAAGTTAGGTATTAAATTATTTGATAAAGATTTTCAAGAAAGGAAAGTCAGCGAAAATGGCATAGAATTACGTTTTGGTATGCAATCATTGAATAGATTGTTTATGGAATTGGGGATAATTGAACAAAAAAATAGATATATAAAAAGAAAAATATGCGTTCCAGAGTGTATTTGGAAGTCACCAAAAAATATTATTAAGCAATTTTTAATAGGTTTATTTGATTCTGATGGATTTGCAGGTTATAACAATCCACGAATAATGTTTTTTAGTAAATATGAGCAATTCGTGGTAGATATTCAATTGTTACTTTTGGGTTTTGGAATAACGTCACGAAGAAGAAGCGTTCAAAAAATAGGTGGAACGAATAAACATTTATATACAGGAAATGAATTGGCATTAAGAGCGAATGAATCTAGAGAATTCGGTCGGCAGATAGGATTTATTTCAGATAGAAAAAATGCCAGAATTGCCCAATGGTTAACACCTGGAATAGTTGGCAGAACTGCAAAAGATATAGTTTTTTACGATGAAATTAAGAAAGTAACGCCACTGGGCAAGCAATTAGTCTATGATCTTGAAATGCTTGAAGAGCCGCATATTTTCGATGCTCAAGGTATATTGGTGCATAACTGCTCTGCTAATGAAGCTTTTGTTCTGACGGGCGAAGATTCTTACATCAAGCCCGAACTGGTTTTAAGAGCACGCAAAGCAACAAATGTAGAGCGATACGGTCATAAGATAATCGGCGTTGACCCCGCACGCTTTGGTGACGATAGAACGGCTATCATTAAGCGACAGGGGCGCGTAGCGTATGATCTGCAAACGTATATAAAAAAAGACACTATGGAGATTGTTGGTTACGTTTATCAGATTATTTTGGCGGAAAATCCGGACAAAGTGTGCATAGATATCGGCGGTCTCGGCGCTGGTGTTTATGATCGTTTGTGCGAGCTGGTGGATAGGTCAATATTAGTCGCTGTCAATTCAGGTGCTAGCGCACTTGACAGCCGTAAATATCTTAATAAACGCGCTGAAATGTGGGCATTAGGTAAAAAATGGCTAGAAGATGAGCCATGTTTGATTCCCGACTCAGACGAACTGCAAGCAGATATGTGTAACGCAAAGTATACAGTGGATTCTAATTCGCGATTAGTCATTGAGAAAAAAGAAACAATGAAAAAGCGTGGTGTGCGATCAAGCGATTGTGCTGATTCTTTTTTGCTCACATTTGCAGTACCTGAACTATCTCTACATACAAATAGCGCAGGCAGTCAAGCTAAGCGCGTCAAACAAGTCATGTCTAAATTCACGGCTATACAAAAATTAAACAAAAATAGGAAACGTTGAAAAAATGAAAGGCCATCGTTTGGGACGATGGCCAATACAGAAACGAACAACAAGCCCAATTTTACAGAAATACTCAATAGCGTCAATAGATATAGAAAATGACTGGGTGGCACCCAGTTTTTGTTGACAAATGAAAATTGCTATTATAGCCAACATTGATATATTATTGATCAATCGTTGTTTAAGGATGATGTGATGTCTATCAAAAAAAAAGTTGATAAGAAATATCAGAGCGAGCTAGCTGCGCTAAAAAAAAATGTAGAACGCACCGTATCAGGCTGGCGCGAGAATGTCGATAGATTCCACAAATTCCAGAAATTTCTTTTCAAGACAGCAATTACGCCGACCGACGAATCTGCACTCAATACAGCACAAAAACCAATACTTGAATTCAATATCACGAATGCGCCGGTCTCTAGATTATGTGGTGAGTTTAGCAAGCAAGAACCCAGTATTAACGTCATGTCAGAGTTTGGCGCTAAGATTGACCCGCAATTATTAGAAGTGATTGAAGGTCATTTACGTCATATTATTTTTGAGTCTAAGAATCACAACACACAGTATATGGCTTATCGCGATTCGTTATCTGGCGGATTTTTTAATTTTAAAGTATGGACGGAATACGCGCATGAAATGAGCTTTGACCAGGTCATAAAATTTGGCAGAACATACAATGCAACGATGACTTTTTATGACCCTATGGCAAAGGAAGTTGACAAGTCAGATGCGGAATTTTGTTTTGAGATATTCCCCATGGATAAAGAGCAATTTAAGCGTGATTATCCATGGATTCCAGTAGACAGCTTGACATACTTAAAGCTCGATAATGATTTTAGTTGGTCGTATAAAAACCAAGATCAATATGTGGTTATTTTAGTCGATTACTACAAAAAGATAAAAACAAAAAAAATGATTGTAAAACTTGCAGATAATCAAGTGATGGACGCGAATGATTATGAAGAATTTTTGGAGCAATGGGCATTACAGGGATTAACGGCGCAACCGCCAATTGTCGTTGAAGAGCGAGAGAGTGAATTTACAAAAATCGGACGTTATCGTTTTATAGAAAATAATGTCGTTGAATACGAAGAAATCGAATCAAAGTACTTGCCATTAATTTTTGGAGACGGTGATTCTGCAATATTGAAAGAAGATTCATCATCCACACTTGAGCAATTTACAAAACCCTATATTTTTCATGCTGAAGGCTTGCAGCGTATGACGAACTTCGCGGGTCAAATGATCGCGAACGACTTTGAAAACATGGTGATGAATAAATTCATGTTGCCAGAAGAGGCATTGCCAACGGATGAAGACGCAATCACCGCATGGACAACTCCGCAAAAAGCAGACGTGCTTATTTACAAAGCATTATACGATGGCAATCCAGATCAGCAATTGCCAGGGCCTCAACCTGTTCCACGCGTTGGATTACCACCTGAGGTGATTACTACATTCAATAATTCAATGAATTTATTGCAAGCCATTCTTGGCTCTTATGATGCATCGCTTGCAACGGGCAATAATGAGGTATCAGGTAAAGCAATCGTGGAATCTGCAACACTATCAAATGCAGCAGCAATGCCATACATTGCGAATTACATGCAAACATTAACGCGGGTTGCAATCGTCTTGGTGGATTGGATGCCACGTTATTACAAGACGCCTCGCACTATTCCAGTGATTAACAAAGAAGGTAAAAGAGACTTTGTTAAGATCAACGGTGATGAGGGTATTGATTTTAACTACGATAGTAATCAATTAAGTGTGCGCGTTGAGGCTGGCGTTAACTTTGCAATTGCTAAAAATCAGGCGTTAGAGCAATTGACGATGTTGATGAAAGTGTCTGAAGAGTTTGCAGCATTCATGCAAGAAGTCGGACTTGAAACATTGCTTGATAATATCGACTTTAGAAATGCTGACGCTCTGAAAGATAAAGTACAAGAATGGCAAGAAATGAAGAAGAAGCAGAAAGAGCAGCAACCAGATCCAGAGATGATGAAAGCGCAGGCAATCCAGCAACAGCAACAGCAACAATTTGCGATTGAGCAAGCGAAGTTAAAGAACGAAGAAACATTGACAGAGATTAAAGCGCAAGAGTTAGCAGCTAAGTCTATGTTAGACACCGAGCAACTTATTATTGATAAAGAGAAACTCGAAAATGAGAAGCTTTCTATCTTGCAAAAGTCTGGCGAATCTCAAGAAAAAATGGCAGCGAGCGTGAAAAAGGCAGAAGCAGAAGAGGCGCGTGCTGCGGCAGATTTAGAGATTAAACATGCGAGTTTGCATCTAGACGCGCAAACTCGCGGGCATACACAGGCAATAGACGTGGCCAAGCATCATCATGACGTGAATAAACATGAAGAACAAATGAGACAATCAAGCAATCAATCAGAGGAGATAGAATAATGGCTAATTGGATTAAAGGTGCAGTCAGTAAAGGAAAAGGCAAGCTACATAAAGCTTTAGGCGTCAAAGAAGGCGAAAAAATCCCTGCTAAGAAAATGGCGAAGGCTGCAAACAGTAAATCACCAAAAATACGTAAAGAAGTCGCATTGGCTAAAACACTCGAATCATTTGATAAAAAAGGAAAGAAATAGTATGACTGTAAATGTTACCGCACCGACAGATGAGCAAAAAAATATCATGCAAGAATATGCTGAACAAGCAGATAAGCTTATTAAAATGGTTTGCGCGTATGAAAATTCATTTGCAGCCACTAATGCCATTGCACGAGTTTACGAATCGGTACACTGGTTTCACTCATTTGTTCTAAACGGCGCAAAGTTAGCTGCTAAAGAAGGTGAGCTAATCGAAAAAGTGGCAACTTCTACGATAAATTAAAGGTATTGCATTTTTATTAAACTGCAAGCATTATTTATTTATGGATACAAATTGACCTGGCTATTTACCAGGACTGAATAAAGTGACTTGGCACAACCAAGAGTAATACGAGAGGTATAGCATGGCTGAAAATGAACAAGTAACAGAAGTTGGTACGCAAGAACAGGCTCCAGCAGTGCAAAGTACTGAGCCAGTTGTACAAACTGAAAGTGCAGCGCCAGCAGAAAGTGTGCAAACACCATCGGCTGAGAAAATGGTAACGTCTAGTCAAATGAGCAAAATTGCAGCTCGTGAAGCTAGGCAAGCGGCAGAAAGAGCGACACGCGAGACTTCACAACGATATGAGGCACAACTTGCCGAATTGAGACGAAGTCAAGAGCACGCTCAACAACCCAATAATATTGGGGGTATTCCGCAGCAATCGCCTGAATCAATCAGGAAGATGATTCAGGAAGAAGCAGCGAATATGTCACGCCATGCGCAAGCACAGCAGATTGAGACAATCTGGGAAGGTGCAATGCAAGCAGAAATGCAAGCGGATCCTGATTTTGCAGATATGTACGATGCATTAAATATTGAAGAACAACCACATTTAGTGGTTGCGATGGCGGGAATGGATAACAAGGTTGAGATGGTGCGTGACCTTGCCACAAATCCAGCTAAATATGCCAATATTTTAATGCTCGCTAACAGTGGTTCGCCGAAATTGGCAATGATGGAACTGAATAAGCTATCTCAGTCTATTAAAGTCAATCAGCAAGCCAAAAACCAACCTAAAGTTGCTGCACCATTAAGCCAAGTTAAACCGTCAAATATTGCTACGGGTAATGGCGAGATGAGTATTAGTGATTATCGTAATCAGCCTTGGTTGAGGGGCTAATTCACTAAACAAGCAGCCATTATCCAAAAGATTCTTAACTTTTGGAGATTAAATAATGGCTGCACCAAATAATATTTTACAAGTCGTACAAACATATCAAAAGGCTGAACTAGCATTCTTGCTCAATAGCTTCTGTGGTATTTCAATAGCAAACAAAAAATTCAAAGACTTTAATTCCATGGTCGCCAATCTGGGTGATACCGTAACATTTGATCGTGGCCCTCGTTATATCACTTATAATGGCCTCGTGATCACGCAACAACAATCTCAACAATTAGTGCAAACACTCACGGCGTCTCAAGCTGCTAACGTTTCCGCTGCATACACTGACCAACAATTCATCTTCCAAGTTGAAGAGTATATGGATCGTTTCGGGGAAGCAGCGATTAAGGAATTGGGTACCAAAATTGAAACGGATATCTTGAAAAACTTCATTTCAGGCGTTCAAATTAATGACCCACAAAATAGTAATTATGGTACATTTCAGCAAGATACAGGACCTTTCCGATTTTACGGTGATGGTGTAACGCAGATTAATTCGTTCGGCCAATTAGCACAAGCAGTTGCGAATTTTGAAGATTTTGGTGCCTCTAAAAACAAAATGATCGGTATTATCCCGACCGTTAATGTGCCTGGTATCGTCAACACTGGCTTACAACAATTTGTTGGTGGCCGTAATGACAAAATGGCTAATTCATGGGAACTGGGTGAATTCAGTGGTGTTAAATGGTATTCATCCAACTTACTGCCAACTCAGGTAGCGGGTTATGTTGGACAAGCTGGTGGTGCAAATGCCGTGATAACCGTCGTATCCACTAATGACCCAACCGGTCAAAATGTTACAACCATCACATTCACTGAGCCACAAGGATTAAGTCAACCGGATCCCGTTAATCCTGGCGACCTCGTTCAATTTAATGATGGCGTCTCTGGTAAACCAAACATGCGATTCTTGACTTATATCGGTCATGTACCATGCCAACAACCAGTACAGTTCCGCGTAATTTCAACCACCGCATCTGTCGCCGGTACATTCACGATGACTATTCAAACCACGAATGGGGTGGGTCTCGTATCAGCACAAAATCTTAATCAAAACCTCAACAATGTCATTCAAGCAGGTATGACATGTACCGTTTTGCCATCGCATAAAGCGGGCATTTTGATGTCGGGTAATCAGTTCTATCTAGCAATGCCACAACTGCCAGATCAAGAACCATTTACCACGATTAATATGCAAGATAAAGATTCCGGTGCATCTATCCGACATTACTATGGTGTCCAGTTCGGCCAGAACGTACGAAGCTATGTGAGAGACAGTATTTGGGGATCGTCAATGGTCTCTGAGAACTGTATGCGCTTAATTTTCCCTTCTTAATATGAGTAATATTAAGAAATAAAAAAATAAACCCCACTACATAAGTAGTGGGATGAATTAACGAACAGAGGATTTCAAATATGACACAACTTTATGATAACGCCACCCCTATTATCAATCTTGAACAAGGTTTAATATATATTCGTGATGCGGTTATTAGCAATGATGCGACAACACCTAATACCGTCCTCAACGTATCCGCAGGCATCATGCGTGATTCTTCCAATACATATGACCTTATTTTGGGTAACTATAATGGCCAGGTTAATGCTAAATCAACCGCTAACGTAGTTACGGTTGTTAATGCTGCGGTAAAAGGTCTGAATGGATTGGATACCGGTTCCTTGCTCGCATCCAAAGTTTATTATGTTTATATGATTGCGGATCCCGTAAGTGGCCTAACATCCGGTGTGGTATTGTCACTTGCCGTCCCATCAGTCGGCCCACTTTTACCATTTGGTTATAGTGCTTATCGCCTGATTGGTTATGCTGTCACAGATGCTTCATCGCATTTCTTGAAGATGTATAATGCTGGCAATAGCAATGCGCGACGATTAACGTATGACACACCGCAATCGACTAGTATTTCAGCAGGTGCAGCAACGGCATATTTCGGTATAGATTTATCATCGTTTATTCCAACTCTTCCTATTAATCAAATTGTTCAGATTAATTATTCGTACATACCGGCTACTGCAGGCAACAAATTAAGCCTGCAACCAGCTAATGCAACCGGTGCAGCACAAGTTATTACAGGTCAAGTGGCGACTGTGAGCGTATCTGGAACGGTAGATGTTAATGCGCAAATCGTTTCGGCCGGAACGACACCCGAAATTAATTATAAAGTCGGAAATTCGAGTGATTTTGCTGACATCAATGTGGCTGGTTTTAATTTCTATCTTTAATATTATATATGGGATGGGATTAAATATGTTTACGCAGAATAATCCATTAGTAGCTCCACCCATACAACCATATCTATGTACACAGTTAATAACTAGAGCATGGAATTTGTCTGGTATCGTCGCGAAAGGATTCGAGACAGTATCAGGTGGAGAAGGTGAAACTGGATTATTCTTGCTTAATGAGTTATTGGCACTCAAAGCAGCGGATACGGGTTTAATCCCCTATTACCAGCGTATTCAATTTCCATTGGTGCAAGATCAAGAGAAATATTTCATTCCGAATTTATTAGAGATTGAAACATTCACATTTAACATTGGGGACGTTCGCTTCCCGACAGCTCGCGCATCACGCCATCATTACTTTGGTGATGGTCGTGTTGATAGCATTCAATCATTGCCGTTTGAATGGCATTATGAGCGTGAAGAAGGTGGTGGTATGTTGTATGTCTACTACCTACCGGATTCAAATTATGTGGCTAAAATCACCGGTAAATTTGGCCTCACAAACGTCCAGTTTCAAACTGATTTAGCATCCGTATATGACGGTTTCTATATCGGATATCTTCGGTATTGTTTGGCTAGATATATGGATCAAGAATATGACGTAGAATTGTCACCAGATAAATTAAAAGTGTTGAAGGAAATAGAGCATAAGCTCAAATGGGTGAGTCCACCAGATTTATCACAGCGCAAGATTTCATTCATGAATAAGCGAGAAGGATATAACTGGGCAAGAGTAAATATTTCTCCATCCTGGAACATTTCCTGATTCGCCCAGTTGTAGCCATCATAGAATTAGGGTAAACTTCCTTTTTTAATTAAGGGGAAGGATATGAAAAAAATAGTAGGTGGTATTTGTGAAATACATGGCCAATTAAATGATGAAATTGGTTATTTTGAAAAAACAAAGAATGGAAATTTAAGATTAAGATGTCGTCAATGTAAAAGAGATAATTCTAAAAAATGGAGAGAGAAAAATCATGATTATCATTTGGCAAAAGTAAAACAATGGCGATCTGAAAATAGAGAACGTATTAATACCAAGCTAAAAGAAGATAGAAAAAATAATCCAGAAAAATTTAGAACTTATGAAAGAAAGAAAAGAGAGCAAGGTGGGCAAAGATATAAAGATTATTATATTAAGCAAAGATTTGGAATTGAGGTCTCAGAATATTATGAGATGTCAAAAAAACAAGATGATAAATGCTATATTTGCAGAGAGCCTGAAACAAGAGTAAATGCAAAAGGCGAATTAACAAAATTAGCCGTTGATCATTGCCATGAAAGTGAAAAGCATGGAATAATGAAAATTAGAAAACTTTTATGTCATGGATGCAATACGGCGTTGGGAAAACTAAAAGAAAGAATAGATTTATTTGAACGCTGTATTGAATATTTAAAGGAACATAATGGCACGACCAGGCTCACCTAAGTACAAAGATGAACCGCTTAATATATATGGCGGGACTAACTTTGCGCGTTATGGAAAACAGAGTCTGGAAAGCACGTATAACATGATTTGCCTTGAAGGGGGCTGGATGTCTCCCTTTGCAGGATGGCGCAATGTTATTACGATTAACCCGACAGGAACCGGAAGAAATATCTACGCAAGCACCAAGTTAAACAAAATGTTTGTCGTGATTGACGATACATTATGGGTGATTGATAGTTATCTTAATAAAACAAAAGCAATTGGTACTTTTGCGGATACATCTAGAAATATTTACATAACAGAAGATAACAGTGGAAATGTATTTTTTGCAGATGGCGCTTCGCTTTACTCTTGGAATGGTACAGGAGGAAGTGGTACGGGTGGTGGTGCGAATGTATTGAAGCAATATGACTTTTCTGGATGGGCTATTCCTCCATTGCCAGGTTATTTAACATTCCAAAATGGTAGAATTATTTTTGCCGATACGCATTCTAATTATTGGTATTTAGGAAGTGTTGGATCAACATCGCCGATTTTTACCAATACATCACAAACACAAGGTGCATTACAAACAAAACCAGATTTAACACAGGCATGTATCCGATTCCCAGGGAAGGGAAATTTATTACTCGTGTTTGGTAAGACAGTTACCGAACAATGGCAAGATGTTGGATCACAATTATTTCCATATCAACGTAGTCAAAGCACTAATATTGATTATGGTTGCGCCAATCCGGCAACGATTGATTTTAATGAAAATATGGTATGCTGGGTCGCGCGAAATGAAAAATCAGGCCTTTTTATTGCTTATACCGATGGTATGGGGATAAAAAAAATATCTAATGAAGGTATTGATTATAAATTAGCAAACTTAACAGACCCTAATAATTGTTATGGTTATTTATTCAGACAAGATGGTCATTTAATGTATGTCGCAACATGGCCAACAAATGGATTAAGTTACGCTTATGATTTCAATGTTAATAAATTCTACACCTTAACTGACCCCTATAATAATTCTTATATCGCTAAAAAGGTTTGTTACTTTAATGATAATTATTATTTTGTAAGCATAGTGGATGGCAATATTTATCAAATGAGCAGCAATCTTTATAGTTATGATTACGGTAATGGTAATATATTTGATATTCCGCGTATAAGAATACCACCTCCATTTTATTTACCAGATCAATCGCGTTTTGTTGTTGGATATAGTGGATTCACGGTGGAGCAAGGACAATTTGATTACGATAATCGTGATACAAGTTTTATCATGGGTGGCCAACTTAATAACAATATTGTCGGAACCCAAGCAATTTCCCCCCAACAGGCCATTGGAAGTGGATATAATTTTAGGAATAATGTTCCTAGGATTGATCTTAGTCTTAGTAAAGATGGTGGCGTGACATTTGGTAATGATATGCCGATGATAATGCGACCACAGGGTATCAGGCAAAATCGTGTTATGTGGCGAAACTTAGGGCAATCAAATTACCTAATGCAGAAATTCTCATTCCATGGTTTCGGTCGATTTCTGGTTTCTGATGGCGTTTTTGGAGTATATCAATAATGTATATCGTCACATTACCTACTGAAGAAATAGTAGAAAAAACAGGCAATGAAGAATCGCCTAATTATGAAATCAGCAAGTCATGGAAGAATTTTTTTGAACAACAACAATCGAATATGCAAAAATCATTAAGTGATGAGGGTTTTTGGGTTCCCAGTATTAGTTCAGCCAGCACATCAGTTACGCCAAATGCAGCAGGTGGTCAAGTTGCACAATTAGAAGCAACCTTTTTTCAACCTGGTTCGACAACAGTGCGCTCAGCAAATGGATTGAATCCAGGTACGATTATATTTGACCCGAATGAAACAAATGGTGGAAGTGGCAACTTTCCATTATTAGGGCAACTTAAAGTATTATTAGCAGATGGGATATTTCATCCCATCACTAATACATAAGAGGTATATATGGCTATTAATTGGGGCAACGCAACGCAAGGCGCGATGACTGGCGGATCAATAGGGGCTAGATCAGGCAACCCATGGGCAACGGCCATAGGAGCTGGTGTTGGCGGTTTAGCGGGTGCATTTAGTGGGCGTAATAATTCGGGATCAAGAAAAACAGATGAATTATTGGCGCAAATTCCTGAACATTTACGACCTTATTTTGAGCCTTATATCAATGCTGGAAAAGAACAATTACCTGGATTAAGTGAGCAATATGGTTCATTATTGAGCAATACGGGCGGGAAATTAAATGAAATCGGTGCCGGTTATAAAGAATCACCAGGGTATAAATGGAATTTGGATCAAGGTGAACAAGCGATTGCCAATGCACAAGCACGTAATGGAATGGCTGGAACAAAGCAGGATCAACAATATTCAGGTGAATTAGCCAGTCACTTGGCGGATCAAGATTTTCAAGCATATTTATCTCATGCATTAGGATTATATGGTACGGGATTATCAGGATCACAGAATTTAGCGCAGATGGGCGAGAATGCAGCTACTGAGTATGGTAATAACATAGGCAATACGATGACATCACGCGCTAATTTAGCACGTGCAAATCAGTATGATGAAAATAAAAGTAAAAGTGGTCTTTTTGATAATTTACTTAATTTTTTTAATAAAAAATAGGAGTGGAAATATATGGCAATTCCTGTCCAGCAATATCAAACGGGTGATATGGAGCAAGTCAATCCATTTGGTGGTGCATTAGCTAAGAATATTGCCTATCGATTAGCGCAAGCACAAATGGAGCAGGAAGAGAAAAAAGTTCCTTATGCTGGATATTCACAACTTGCTGATATTTTATCTAAAAGTGCATATGCGAATGCGGTTACTCCGCAAATGCAGTTAAAAGCGGCATCTAATCCGGCTATTTGGTCACAATTTAGTGATCCCCAAAAAATAAATGCTGCTAAATTAGCCGCATCAAATGGAAACAATCAAATAAATCCGTTTAGAAATTTAATTCAAGAAGCATTGCAAGTAGATCAAAATGAGAAAAATAAAAAGTCTCCTGGACAAGGCGTTGCTGATTGGATAATGGATAAAATTAACGGAAAAACCGCTGATAATGCTCAAGCACAACCAGTTTTTCAACAGCAACCTCAACTGACAAATGAATTTCCAGAATGGCATGTTCCTAAAACATTTAATGAAGCTAGACAGTCTACAATTGATGAACAAAATCACGAGGATAATAACGACAATCAGCCATTAGTTCAAGAAAGTCAACCTGAGGAAACCGAAAAAGTAGATAATCGCACACCAGACGAGAAAAATATTGATTATCATCGATCCATAGAATATGCAAAATCTAAAGCAAAAGTAAGTGGGGAAGAAACAGGAAAGGAAATAAGAGAATTAGACGACCGATATATCGCTGCTTCCATGATGAATAATTCGTTAAATTCAATTAAGGACGTATTCAATAAATTTGGTGTAAAAGAATCAATTAATTCACCAATTTTCAATAAAGAAATAACAAATCTTTACAGCAGGTTGGGAGATAGTAAAAAGAAACAATTATTAGGGGAACTTAAAGTTTACCAAAATAAAATAATTGGTTCCTCATTAAGTCAATTAAAAGGACCAGATACGCAAAGACACTTTAACTATATAAATGATTATAAAATAAATGATGATGATAATTTCGATACAAGAATCGGAAAACTTATAGCATTAAAAAATATTTCGCTACAAGAAATGGAACTTGCTGATCTTGCGTCACAGAAAATGACAGATAAAAAAAATCCTTTATCAAGAATAGACGCTGAAAAATTTTCTAATGAACATATTAATAAAAATAAAATAAATGAACAAGTAGAAAATGAAGTTAACCCACCGGTTTCAATAAAACCAGAAGATTTTACGGCTGAAAATTTACAAGAAGCTGCCAAACATTTTAATATGTCAGTTCCTGAATTTTTGAATGCTCTTAAATCTAAAGGTGTTAATATACCAGAAGGGGTAATAAAATAATGTCTATAAATCCTTTGATTTATGCTTATAATAAACCAGAAATATTAGATAAAAAAACGCCTTCAAATGAAAATAAACTTATTAGTTGGTATAACTCAAAAATAAATAATGAGTCTAATAATGAACCTAATAATGAGTCATTAGCCACTTCAATTGGAATGGCTCCTTTGCGGATAGGTAAATCGCTTGGTGAAACTGCTATTAATGCAGTTAATCACATTCCCGAGTACTATGAAAAAGGAAAATCAGAATTATCGGGATTACCACAAACTGTAAAAGAACATCCTGTCCATTTTACTGCTCAAATGTTGGGTGGTGGTACTAGTGATTTATTAAAAGGAATATTTGATACTATTCATGGTGCTAGAGAATATACGGCCAATACATTACATTTACCGACTATTAGTACTAGTCTTGCATTCAAAATAGCTGGATTAAAACCGACTAAACGTTTTGAAGAGGCACTATCATCGGCAGATAACAGCAAAGCAATTTCAGAAGGCATAGAAAAATTAACCGACAAAGCTATTGGCAAACCAAAATATCCTGGGGAAAGTTTGGCACGAGGATTAGTTGCTAATATTCCTGGTGAAATAGGTGCTTTTAATGCAGTCAAATCATTGGCTACACTTCCTGGAAAAACTGTATCAAAATTCATGGAACATGGAAATGCAGCTAAAACTTTAGAAAAACAATCATCTCATTTACTAAATGAAGCTAAACGTCATGAAGAAACTCTGTCACCTTTGACTAAAAAAATATCTGAATATCTTGGAAAAGGCGCAAAAACTTCTGAAGAAATTGCTCCAGAAATAGCAAAAGATGTTAGGACGCTTCATGATACTGCCGAAGCCAAAGCCGGTACTCATTTTAAATCTGTATTAGATGAGGCTGGAAAAGAAAAAATATATAAAAAAGTAGATCCTATAATATCAATGTCTTTACATGATGGCAAGGATTTGATGTCATCTATTAAGGATTTGAAGGTGGGTGATCTTTATAAACAATTTGAAAATAACCCAACATTTGAACATGCACATAAATTGCAAAGTGAATTAGGTGTGATGATTGGAGAATTTAAGAAGATTCCTGGAAAAACACCAGATCAATTAAATCAATTAGGCAAAATAGTAAAAGCTCGAGAAACACTAAAATCAGATATGTTGAAACATTTAGAAGAAAAACATGATAATAAAAATTTAGCATCAAAATGGAAAAAAGGCACTGAAATATATAGAGAAGAAGTTGAGCCATTTTTGTCTAATAAGAAATTAAGAGAAATAAATCGTGGACGAAAAAATTATGTAAAAAATATTCATGAAGCTTTTGAATATCCAGAAGCCAATGACACTATTTCCCGAACAGGTGAAGTTAAAAAGGGTTCTGGATCAAAGTTGTTTGATATGTTACCACAAGAAACTAAAGATAAGATTTTATTTAGCAAAATAGGTATTGATAGTGGAGAAGAACCAAGCAAACTTCTATCAGCAATAAAATCAGCCGAGGAGCATGGATTTTATAAATATATTTCTCCAACATTAAGAGAAAATATTGCTAATGTTATTAATAAACAAGAAACTTCAAAATTATTAAAAAAACAGTCTATAGATTTGCAACCTGAAATTGAAGAATTAATGAAAAAACAAAAATCCAGAAATGAAAAAGCTAAATGGATAGTTAAATATGTTGGGATACCTACGGCAGGTATCACTGGATATAATTTATTACGAACACGGCCAGAAAATAGCGGTTAAAATGAGTGTAATAACCAACATAAATGGGTTGAAGAATAAACAATAGATAAGGAAAGTGCAATATATGAATAGAGAGAATAGAAACATTTTGTGCAATATTTTGTCAAACATTTTGTAATTTCTCGTTTTTTTATAATAAAGTGAGATTACAATAGATAGACATGAAAGCCAAGTTAAAAGGACATAATAATGACAGCACTCGACCCAAGGTTTATCTGTACAAGTGATTTGCAAGAAATTTTACGAGATAATGCAACGGGATTGCCTTTGGCGGGTGGTATTGTCACTTTTTACTCAGATATAAATCGTGAAACCCTCAAACCTATTTATCAACTATCGTCAAATGGCAGCTCAGTATATCAATACAGCCCTCTCCCTAATCCGTGCACACTATCCATGGCTGGCACATTTCAAGATGCGTTAGGTAATGATATCGTACCCTATTATTATCCTTTTACGGGAACACCTGTACAACAAACCAATTCACCAGAATTATATTATATCACGGTAGATAATTCGGGTTTCACCCGACAATTCACACGCCAAGGATGGCCTCAATCAGCAAATAGTGGGAATAATGAAATTACCCAGTATATTTATAACTATATACGCAATCCGCAATTTTATGCGTGGTCACTTTTACCGCCTACTTCCACCTTTCCATCAGGGACGGTGACGGGCTTTCCAGATGTGGCTGGCGGATTTACGAACAATAACACGACGTTAGATACAGCAGATGATTGGTATTACCATATAAATGATTCTACACAGACGATTGCGATTAATCGTATTCCATTCGCCGAAGGTCAAACAACGGTTCCTGGGAATCCCGTATATTATTGGCAATACGTGAATACGGCAATTGGAAGCGGCGTTGCCACGATTAATTATCTCAGTCAGACATTAAATTCGGTTTATACGCTTCAAGGTCAAATAGTAACCATTTCATTTTGGATGCAGATTACTCCAACTGACTTGAGTAGCCAGAATATAAATGTTCAATTGGCGCAATTTTTTGGCAGTAATAGCATAGTCTCGCCTAATCCTAATTATATTCCTGTTATTACGATTACTGCACCTGCCAATAGTAATTGGATATTCTATACAACTACTTTAACCGTTCCGCCTATTAGCTCATCACAACCTCTTGGAACAAATCAGGATGATTCACTTGCTTTAGTCTTCACTATGCCTTTAAACATTACTGTAACCGTTAATATTGCAAATGTATTAATGCAAACTGGTTCAATTACATCACCGTTGCCAATTAAAAGTAATAATGATCAATACAACGCCAGTGATTTAACATCGCGATATTCCATCTTTAGAACCGGTGATGTGAAAATGACATTGCGATCGGCGGTTGATCCCGGATGGTTGCTGATGGATGACACACTTATTGGAAATACAAAATCGGCAGCCACTCATACAGGTTGGTCGTTATTCAATTTGTATTCTTTATTATGGAATAATGTGCAATCACCTATTTGGGCACCGCTTTTTACGTCTAGCGGGGTTCCTGTCGCCAGAAGTGCGAATGCTTATCTTGATTGGACGGCTAATAATCAATTGGCACTAACAAAAGTACTGGGACGCGCATTGGCAGGGGCTGGGTCAAGTTTGACTGAACAAGTTATTCAGGGAACAACGGGTACATCGGGAAATCCATTAGCATTAGTATTGACAGGAACAACACCAGTACTGCCAATATTTACTGGCACACCATTTACCATCTCATCAACCGGTTCGTTACCAGGTGGGTTAACGGCCGGGACAACTTATTATGCGATTACAACGAGTACTGTAAATACTATTTATGTTGCAACGACACTAGCAGCAGCAGTTGATTTTGCACAAAATCCTAGTGGGGCGATACCATGGACGTCCAATTCATCGGGGGTTACAACTTTTTCATACAATGGGTCTGCTTGGGTATTAGGCCAATATTTTGGTGAGCAAAATCACGCTATTTTGGTTAGTGAGTTGGCATCTCATAATCATCCTAATTCTTATATTGCTTCTATCGACTCTAAAGCTACTAATACGTCAGGCACAAATTCAGTTATATCGCCATTAGGGACACCGTTGACTGTTAATTATGGTTTATCTATTACTTCGCAAGGTGGTGATCAATCGCATAATATTATGCAACCCACTTCATTTTTTAACGTTATGATTAAAATATAAGGATAAAATAGAAATGTCTCAATTTATTCTAACACGTGATATAAACGGCTATGTCGGATTTGGATTGCCATTTAGCGAGATGACATTTCAGGCAACATTAGCAACAAGTACAAATACGACATTAACCGTACCGACTTCTTTAAGTTTAGGACGTCAAGGGAATACGACAAGCGCGCAATTTATTGCAATCTTTAGCTTTGATCCTGGTACATCAGTTTGGGTGTCAAATAATACGACAGCGAATAGTCCAGCAGGGGCATCTTTCGTACAAACAAATAGCCAACTGAATCCGGCTGCAAGAACCGTGAAAGCAGGCGATATATTGAATTTTTACACGCCTGGAATCGGTGTTAGTGTGAATGTTTCATTCTATTCATTATCCTAGGAGATGAAGAAATGTCATATCCAAATAGTCCTGAGAAAATAGGTATTGCGGATAATCCTATCGTATATTCTTTGTATTCAATAAATAATATAAGTGGGTCTTATTTCTCCAATCAGGACTTTTTATTAATGGATGGATCATTTTTCTTATTAATGGATGGTGGCAATTTCTTATTGATGGGAACGTAATAAAAAAGGGAGTGACAATTTATGTCAAAGAATTTATCGCAAATATTCGCTACCAATCCAGTGGCAACGATTGGAAATACCGATTTATTTTATATGGCTCAAAGTGGCACGACTGATGGGGCTATTTCTGGATTAAATCTGAAGGCTTCTTTTTTACAAGTTACTAATAATCTTAGTGATCTAAACAATGTCGTGACAGCGAGGTCAAATCTAGGCTTAGGAACGATGGCAACACAATCAGCAAGCAGTTATCTTGCGCTAGCTGGCGGGACAATGGCTGGCACATTAAATATGGGTGCTTTCTCACTTACGAATTTAACGACACCCGTTTCTGCCAGTGATGCAACGACAAAAAGCTATGTTGATGGTAGAACGGCCGGCGGTGCAGCATTGATTCCAGGTGTGTTTGCTGCGTCTACCGCTAATTTAACGGGATATACATATAACAACGGCACGGCTGGCGTAGGAGCAACATTAACAGCGCCGAGTAATGGGGTATTCGCCCTTGATGGTTTTACTATACCAGTGGGATACCGTTGGTTATATAAAGACGATAGCACTGGAGGGGGCGCATATAACGGAGTATATGTCGTTACAACTAGCGCTTCCGGTGTTCCTGCCGTTTCAACAAGAGCATCTGACTATAATAGCACTGCTAATATGCTACAAAATCGTATGATTAACGTGTTAAATGGCACAATCAACGGTAGCTCTTGGTATATGCAAACGAGTATTGTTAATACAGTTGGTACAGACGCCGTGACATATTCGCTGCAATTCGCAATAAGCGAATATGTATTAACAAGTGGTGATACAATGACAGGGGCGTTAACTAATAACGTATCTGTTACATCACCTAAATTTACATTACAAAATGGAACAGCGCAGGCTAATACTTTTACGTGGCAAACAGGTGGTGTTTTTCCATATTTCGGAAATGTTGCGTGTGTTACTCAAAACGGGCCTATTACCGCCGGACATTATGCTATATGGGGTTCTACTGCTATCGTTCAGGATGGCGGTGTACCTGGACAATTATTGGCAATAAAACCACTCACGGCTACTACCCCTACTGCCTATGCTGAAACTGCCGGCACGCGCGTTATTAAGATTTATGCGCAAGGTGCGGGTGGTGGTGGTGGTGGTGGTGGTCAATCTGGTGTTTCTTGCGGTTCGGGTGGTGATTCTGGCGCACTTGTGATCTGGGAAGGGCCAGTAACATCGTTTACGTATCAATGTGGTATAGGTGGCACGGGCGGTGTTGGTACGGGTACAGGGATAGGAGTTAGTGGGACGAATACGACTGTTACAGCTTTTGCGCCAGGCAATCTTACGGCACAAGGCGGTACGGGTGGTGCGTCTGGTACTTCTGCTCCTGGTTTTGCGGAAACGAATTCAACTGTCCCAACAGCAAGCGGGGGAAACATTAACATTTACGGCCAACGTGGAAATTATGGGGTTTTATATTCAACAACGATGATTCAAGGCGGTAATGGTGGTGATTCTTATTTCGGTCTCGGTGGTCAAGGTCAAATAGCGACTAATCTAAATAGCATCTTTCCAGGGGGTGATGGTGTTGGTAATGGTACAGGTGGAGGAGGCGCTGCATTTATCCCAACCGGCACTTCGCCGAATGGCGGGAATGGCCAGAATGGTATAGTTTATGTGTTTGAATATTCTTAATATATATTAGGGTATAAAATAAGGGATATATAATATGCAAAGCTACTCTTTCCCAACGACAATCGTACCGATTGCCTCATTGAATGGTGGCACACTTGGTTCCGTCAAGGCGACTGATATTTATCCTGCCGTTGACGTTACTGATATCACACAATCACCGCAAGGAACAACAAATCCTTATCAGATATCCGACCTGATGGGTTTCTTGTTGAAATCATTTGGCTTGTACGTGTATACACCTGTGATGGCTGCCACCACGGTTAATCTAATAGCAACCTATACAGCAGGTTCTATACCAGCAAGTCCTGGTGTAGGAGCCACTTTGACAAATGCAGGTGCGTTGACTGCATTTACAATAGATGGCGAAGCGGGTGTCTTAGATTCTTATTATCTCATCAAGAACCAAACGAATCCTGTTCAAAATGGTATTTATACACTAACGACAGTGGGGGATAATGTATCCATTCCCTGGGTATTAACACGTAATATTAATTTCAATCAGCCCTCTAATATTATTGATAGTGGTGTGGTCTATGTTCTATATGGAATGTCATTGCAATCCACTCTTTATCAAGTCAGCTTTGCCGGTACGATGGTGGTCGGGACGACATTGATTGAGTTTAGTGTATATTCGATAGCATTTAATGGTTCCGTTGATATCGGCACCATTAACGAATTGGCTTATTATGCTGCCAATGGCGATACCGTCAGTGGATTGCCAACCGTTAATAATGCCATTTTGGGTACTAATGGCACCGGTGTTCCAGCCATGACACAAACGCTTCCCATGGCAGTTCAAGCAAATATCACGAAACTTGGCACGCAATTACAAGCGTTAAACATGGGAACGCTAGGTATCAATGATCTTGCAACACCATCATTGTCAACTGATGCGGCAACAAAAGGATATGTTGATAGCACAGTACAACCACTTAATGCTTCCCTAACGTCCATTGGTAGCCTTACAAGTGCAGCAAATGAATTGCTTTATGCTACGGGTCTAAATACTTATACATTACTTAGTTCAGTAGCAAATAGCATACTGTCAACAAATGTTAGCGGTGTACCAGGATGGATAACCACATTACCATCAGGTTTAACCATTCCTGGGTTTAAGCTTACAAATACGATACTGGATGTGAATGGTTCTAATCTAATAGGTATAGGTATTTCATCCAGTGCGGTTAATTATTTGCAGATATCCAATGGTTCTACAGGGAACGGTCCAATAGTAAGCGCGATTGGTTCTGATACGAATATTGCATTGCATTTAACAGGTCAAGGAACGTACGGAACGGCAACGCAAACGCCCACAACGGGTGGATTTCCGGTAATTGGATTCCGTGGTTACCATACTGCAACAGCAATTGCAGCGGTAACAATTACAACCACGGCAACACCACAAAATATCCAATCATTATCACTAGCTGCGGGGTGTTGGGAAATTGTTTGTTTCCCTTTCATTGTCGCGCCAAACCTCACAACCGATATTATCGCTAGCTTGAGCACAACAACAGCTACCTTATCGGGTGCAAACGGGAATACAAACTACAATGAATGGGCTATTTCATCCGCCATATCGCTCACAGGACAATTATTTTTACGATTGGACTTAGCATCCACCACAACGGTTTATTTAGTAGCACAAGCAACATTCACCGGAACTGCACCTACTTATAGTGCATCCATTGTTGCCACACAGGTTTAACCATAAAGGAGTTTTATCATGTCAAGAAATGTATCATTTGAAATGGGGGCAGGTGGTTTTAATTCGTTAGCTGTCAGGATAGTGCGAATGAGCACGACAGACGCGTTAGCTAGCATCACAGTAGCAGGATGGTATAAACAACCAGGTGCCAATAGTGTTGAAGCATTACAACCAAGTGATTTGGTGGCAATTGCGCATGATCAAGGTACGAGTAGTGCAGCAACCAAACTTTTTACAGTGGGTATAACAAACGGTGTTGTCACGCTAACAGCCGCTTACTAACATGTTATGCAGTGACTTATCCACAAATAATGTGGATAAGTCACATTTAAAATCATTCGTACTATTTTTGATGGGTTAAAACTATCTATGGAATTTGGATTAACCCGAAAAGCAAAAGGCATATCTGATCCATTTGAAAATAGTTTTTATTGGAAAATTAATTCATGATTTTTAAATAGTTAAATAGAATTTTTGAATACATATTTTCCAAATGTAGTCCCTCTGAATTTAATAGCGCAACTTGCGTGTTGTAATCTCCATTTAATTCCGCCAATTCTTTCTCGTGATGGAATTATCTCAAAATGACCGTCTCTTTTTTTAACTAGTTTTTTGCACCTATAACATATACCTGGATATTCATTTCTCATTATTAAATTCTTATCAGTTAAAGTTGAGTTATTAAATTGTAAATAGTTACATTATTATTAATATTATCCATTGCCATTGTCATTGCCATAGCCATTTCCAGAGCCATTGCCATAGCCATAAGAGCCAGCAGAGCCAGAGCCATCGCAAGAGCCATTGCCATAGCCATAGCCATCGCCATAGTCAAAATCGTTATTTACTTCGGCCATAATTTATCCAGAATATTATCCATCGCCATCGCCATCGCCCTCGCCAGATCCACACGCAGAGCCATTGCCATTGCCATTGCCATTGTCATTGCCGGAGCCATCGCCATCGCCATTGCCATTGCCATTGCCATTGCGATGGCCATTGCCATTGCCATAGCCACCACCATTGCCACCACCATTGCCATAACCATAGCCATTGTCATAGCCATGGCCATAGCCATGGCCATAGCCATTGCCAGAGCCATAGCTAAAGTCAGAATTGTTATTTACTTCTGCCATATTTTTACGCTTTTAATGCTTAATCTAGCACTTTCAGTGCAATCTAAAATTTCGATTGCATTGAGTAATTCTACGCGATCAACTTCGCACGGAAATAAGCAATTATCCGGATCTTTAACGCCTTCCATCGCGAGTTGAGATAGTGACGCTGCACCCGACCATTTCCAAAGCCGTCTAGCATTATGCAGCACTACTTCTTGACCATTTCGTGATTGCAATTCTCCAGCAAACACACCCGCTGAATAAGTTCTCACAATGCAGTATCTCCCATTCTCATTTGTTACTTTATCGCCTTGTAATAATTGAATTAATTGCATTACATCTTTTAACTTCATTTCTTCTAACATTGAATTGCTCCTTTTTATTTTCTAATTAACTTTCTCAACTTTCGTTTTTGCTGTCTCGGGATCAAAATGCTTGTTATATAGTAAATCAATCGCTCTAACGACAATTCGAGATGCGTTTTCTTCGTACAATTCTTGCAATGATTTTAATTGCATCGTTGCAAAGCCAGATGCTCTTAGAGAAATAGTTTTATCTGCTATTTTTTGCATGTGGCTTGCTTTTTTACTCATTTTTTTTTACTCCTTCTTGATGAATTGTTATATTCTTTTAAGTTTTTAAGTTTTTAAGTTTTTAAGTTTCTAAAAAATTAATGCCAGATTTTTCATGCAAGGCTCTGGCAAACCTTTCGGAATGGAATCACCCTGGCATGATTGAATCAAAACGGTATTTTATCATCAATGAACTTATTAGCAGACGCATCATGAGGCTTAGTAGCATTATCCTGCTTATACTTCTCTGATCTATCAACTATATAATCTTTCACGGCTGACTTATCAGGATAACCATTGATGCCTTTTTGCGTATATATCTGATCGTTAATCCAGACATAGCCCACGATCATCACAACCACGACCGCGACCGCGACCGCGACCACGACAGCGACCACGATCGCGACCGCGACCGCGACCGCGACAACGACAGCCACAGCGACCGCGACCGCGACCGCGACAACGACAGCGACCCTGATCGTGACAACGACCGCGACAGCGACAGCGACAGCGATCGCGACAACGACCATGCCCACTCATTAGATTTCAAGACACATATATTCATTTCGTTAATCCAGACATAGCCCACGACCGAGAGCACGACCGCGACCACCCATTAGCTCTAAACATTACTATATTCATTTTGTTTACCCTGACCATGACCGTGACAGTGACCCTGACCCTGACCATGACCGTGACAGTGACCGTGACCATGACCATGACCGTGACCCTGACAGTGACCGTGATCCTGACCATGACCGTGACCCTGACCCTGACCCTGACCAGGGCAGCGACCCTGATCGTGACAGTGACCCTGGCCGTGACAGTAACCACCCATTAGATTTTAGTAATACTATATTCATTTTGTTTACCCTGGCCATGACCGTGACCCTGACAGTGACGCTGACCCTGACCATGGCCGTGACAGTGACCATGACCGTGACAGTGACAGTGACCCTGACCCAGACCACGACCGAGACCCTGACCGCGACCACAACCGCGACCGCGATCGCGACCACGACCGCGATCGCGACAACGACAGCGACAGCGATCGCGACAACGACAGCCACAGCGACCGCGACAGCGACAGCGACCACGACCACGACCATGCCCACTCATTAGATTTCAAGACACATATATTCATTTCGTTAATTCCTAAAATCTGTATATGACTCTTAAAATATCGACATTAAAATAAGAAATTAATGTCGATATTTGCTTAAAAGCTTATTTTTGTTCCGTAGGAACGCTAAAATTCCAAATTGTTGCATCAACAATAGCGCTGCGATTAACGATAACAGAATTCACGAACGGCTCGATTTCATTTAATGTTCCTGTTTTTAAAGCATCATAAAATCTACCAGAATCCGCAACCCAAGCAGCTTTTTCTAGCACTAACTCTTTATCATTTACAATACTCACACGACCAATTAAGTGCATTGTGACTGTACGGATAAAATAGATATTTCCAATTTGCCAGACTTTAAATTCATCTGATGATTCATTATGACTATTGCCTTGACGTACTGATAATGAATTAAGCAATTTAACAATATCATTTAAAGTAATATTTTCTAACATTTTTATACCTCTTTTAAGTTTAAGTTTTTAAGAAATTAATGCCAGATTTTTCATGCAAGGCTCTGGCAAACCTTTCGGAAGGGAATCACCCTAGCATGATTAAGTTAAAATGGTATTTTATCATCAATGAACTCATTAACAGGTGCATCATGAGATTTAGTAATATTATCTTCCTTATACTTCTCTGATACATCAACCATATAATCTTTTACAGCCGATTTATCGGAATAACCGTTATTGCTTTTTTGTGTATATATTTGGACTTGTCCACATTTATACATGCAATCTTCCGCTGATAAATTGCCAGCTTCATACTTTTCTAGTAATCCAGCTGTCTCAGCAAAGTGTTTAAGCTTGAATGGCATAGATTCTAGCAGATAGTCAAAAAGAAATTTTTCTATACCCAAATTATCATAGACTTTTAAATTTAACTCAATCATTTCATTTCCAGCCTTTGATGTTTTATTGACTGCGTTAACAATCTCAAATGCATAAACGCCTTCTTTAATTAAATTCATCTCTTGTAATTCTTCATTGCTTTTTGGGGTAAAGCGCATATTTACTCTCCTTTGATTTGCTTATTTAGATGATCAATACATTTTTGAATGATGTCGGTATTCATTTCAACAAATGAACTTGATTGGGATTTTTCGAGCCATTTTTGCCATACTTCGTCGGGGATTTTTAATAAATCTATCAAACGATTCAATTCGGTTATTTGCTCGACAGTTGCCAGAATCTCTGGCACACAATCCTTTTCCAAGATATCTTTGCCGTAACGTTTTGCTATTTCTTCATAGCTGAATGTAAAGGTATCACCATCGGGAAATGCCTCTATTCGTGATTTCCTAATTATTCCCGCTCTTGTTTTTCCTCGTTTTTGTATCTCAAAGACTAAATCAAACAAATAATCTAGTTTTTTCCAGCCATCGAATGTGTTACCCAACACCGATAAGTTTGCACCATATTCACGCTTGGCATGGCACGTGACGACAACATTCATTTCAAGGCGAAGAAGCAAATTAAATAATTGCTTAACCTTCTTTCCGCTATGCGCGTAATGTCTACCGAACTCGGAACCTACTTCTCTTTCTGACTTTTCCAACAAATCATTATAAAGAATGGTAAACGGGTCAATTATCAATGTTTTATATCCATGCTTCTCACTTAATAGCGAAACTACTTCTGTCATGACCTCATCAAAATCGGTCGTGCTAAAAACAGCGCCACCGTTGGCATTGATTAGATCAACATATTGATCATTACAACTGCCTTTTTCGGTATCAATTAAATAGACGGATGGAAAGTTAATCGCTGCCGTGGTCTTGCCAGCACCAGCTTCACCGTAAAACAAAGCCTTTAATCTCTTTTCCGTTTTCTCTGGTTTTTTAGCTCTTAATGTCATTTGATCGCCTCTTAAAAGTTATTTTCATATCAGCACTAAATATATCAGGTCGTAACTTGTATGGCTCAACACGATATACTTTACATATTTCCAAAACGTACCGTATCGGAACCTTGGCATACATTCGCTCCCAATGGCTGACACAGGTGTAATGACAGCCTATTGATTTTGCGAACGCAGCTCCCGTTCCGCAGCTATCAATTAAATCAGAGATAATGGCAGCTCCATTCGGATTCCCCACATTTCCCACTTTTCTTTTTCTCATCAATACACTCCAATTTCATCATTCTTAAGAATATATAGATTAATAAAACTAACAAGGATATTAAAATTAATATAAATCTAACCATTCACCCTCACCTTATCCATATCGCTTCACCGTTATCTTTCATCACATAGGCTTTAAAGTGATTCTCTTTCTTAATCTCAACATCTTTCTTGCTGACACATTCAGCAAATAATGGCTCTAATATTGATTCAGATTTTTGCATAGCGGCACGCTTCATGGTTTGCGCTAGCTCAATCGCGTTGTCAATATCGCTAGTTAATAAATAATATTGAACTTGCTGGCCAATCTTAGCGAGGAAGTCGTTGTCAATTAAATAACTTTCCATTTCATCACCTACGCATGACATACAAATCACGGTCAATGCTTCTTGATGAAAATCGGCTAAATCATAATAAGATTGAGCTCCTGTTTCGTTAATAATGTTGTTAATCGCTTTAATTAAATTCTTATCGTAATAACATTTTGGTATCATTTTATTATTCCATGTCTCAATTAGTTGTTAATCTGTCTACAGTGACAGAATACCACGCCTGGAATAAAATACAAGTACTTTCAATGAAAAAGGTAAAAATAAATGACCCCGCAAGAACGATTAGATAGATTAGAAAAACACGTTGCCTATCAGATTGACGAGAATAGAAAGGTATTTAAAAAAATGGATGAATTGCTGACTCGCATCGATGATCTTAGCATGCGGATGCAAAAACTAGATTCAGATAATCGTATATTTGAAAAAGTTGATTCGCTCAGGGATAAAGTAAATAAATTTATTCTAGAACATGACTTTGACCCTAGAAATTAAATAATCATCCTGGACTGAATAAATGCCATTACCTTTTTCTCTTGCCGCTTTTTAACAAGAGAAAGAGGTGACATGCCGCCTAAATTAGGATTGGCAGAGGTGAACCAAGACCACGCTTTCGCGTAGTCACCCTGGTAAAAGTCTACAACCATTTGAAAGTATTTATGAGGTAGCATTATGTCTCAATCATTGGTGAATAATTACTCTCTAGCCCGAATGTCCACCCGATTGCTTCTTTAGCATTAGTGAAAGACGGAGGAACTCGTAACCAATATATTTTTATAGACCCATCTGGCTCAGGTGTAGAATTATTAACTTTAACCATCACCATTGGTTCATCGTTTTTTATTTCTTTCTTGTAAAGCTCGCCATATTCATCTTTGTGAATTAATTTAGCGCCAGAATCAATTAGGTATTTTCCTGCTTCATCTCGATCATACTGATCCAGCATGACGCGTCTTATTTCAGAATTATCTTCATCTTCTATCATCTTCACGGTAATTAATTCTGGATGTTTAACCACTAACTCTGGAACGCGAACCCCATGCACAGCATAAATAGCCCAACCATCTGGATACATGACTGCTGCATCGGTTAATGAATGTAATCGGCCTCTATCATCTCGATTTAAAAGTGAATGACGCTCAGATACCCAGCATATATTTTCATGCGGCAAGAACCATCCACTATGACGTGCTAATTCGATTAGTCCTTTTAATTTTTCAGTTTGTTCTGTTAAATTTAATTCAGTTCTAAAAAAATCATAAAATCCTAACCACCCAGCATCATGCGCTCCATAGCCGGAATCCCACACGGAAGCCGCCACAGAATCCCCCACGGAAGCCCCCACGGAAGCCCTCACGGAAGCCCTCACGGAAGCCCTCACGGAAGCCCTCACGGAATCCCCCACGGAATCACTCACGGAATCCCCCACGGAATCCCTCACGGAATCCCTCACGGAAGCCCCCACGGAATCCCCCACGGAAGCCACCACGGAAGCCCTCACGGAAGCCCTCACGGAAGTCATCACGGAAGTCATCACGGAATCCACCACGGAATCCCACA